ATCGAGAATGCCATCTGGTTGAAGGCATTAGTGCCTGTGCCATCCAGATTTTCTGCATCACCAGTTGCCATTCCCTGACCTACGTTGTAGCCAGTGGAGTTAGCAGTACCAACAGGGTTCAGAACTGAAGGGTTGGTTCCAATTTGCTCAGTAGAACCAATACCAGCAGCACGGTCAGACATACCTGCTGTGAGGTCAAATCCTGCATCCTGACCAGAGAATGCTGAATCAACTTCATTGTAGAAGGTCTCTGCACCAGACTGGTTGGTGTAGCGGGAACGCATTGCAAAGATGAGTCCAGTAGGACCACTCATTGGTTGAACACCTGCCAGGTCATAAGCAACCAGGTTAGGCATTGCACGTCTGATCAGTGAGATCAGAACAGGGTCGAAACCTGCAACAGGACCAGCAGCGGCAGCGCCACCACCAAATCCACCACCAGCACCAGCTGCGTTAGCAGCATTGGTTGGGGTTTCCATCAGGTTGATACCTGAATTAAATGCTTGCTCCTCTCTGAGGAACTTTTCTTGGTTTTCCAGCAGGACAGCGGTTACAGCTCTTCTGTGAGTATCCTTGATAGGATCAAGACCCTCATAGTCGAGAAGTGGACTCCACTTTTCCTGCAGATGCTCTGATTGGAACATTTGCTTTTACCTCTATAAAAAAGTTAGTTGTTTGTTTGAATTAATGTTAAATTCAGTTCTTTCTGAATGCACCCAGTGACTTCAGATATGCATCCATGCTGCTAGTAGTAGGAGCAGGAGTGCTATCTACACCCTCAGAGAGGGTTTGTGGGGCTTCAGATTTGGTAGCAGGAGTTCTGGAGAAGTATGACTCCTTCAGAGTCTCAAGCTTTTCACGATATTCTTCTTCACTTTCAAACTCAACACTTTCGGCAAGTGAAGCGAGCTTCTCTTTCTGAGAAAGTGCCAGACCCTCTGAAACGGAATCAAGGATTCCATCAGCAACTGACTCTGCCAGTCTTTGATTCAGGGAAATGTTCTTCTCAATCTGCTCGTTGAGTTTTGTTTCCATATCATCAAGTTTTTCTACCATGCTCTCAAGCACATCATATTTATCTTCAGGGATTGTGACATAATGTTCTTCAAAAAGACCTCTCATTCCAGCAAGGAATGATTCAGTCATCTCGCTCTTGAGACCATGCTCAACAGCAAGTGCATTTTCTACCATCCACTCTTCAGCAACATACTCAAGGTATGCATCAACTCTTTCTTCAAGAGCTGCCTTGTGAGATTCAATTGCTTCAGCAATTGCTTGCTCTTGTTGTGCTTCCAGAGCTTCCTGGATTTCTTGGACTTTAGAATTCAGAGCAGCTTCAAAGACCATCTTTGCCTTTTCTCTGAACTCTTCAGAGAGTTCCTCACCACCCAGAAGTGCATTGACATCTTCTTCAATGTCAATACCTGATTCTTCAGCAACTTCCTCTTCTGCTACAATCTCTTCCAGGACTTCTTCTTCCTCTACCTCTGCTTCTTCCTTTGCCATTTTTTGCATTGGATCAGCTGGCTTAGCACCCTTATTTACTACGTCCTTAACAGTCTTGATCTTAGGCTCTCTGAGCTTTGCAGAATCATTTGTTGGGCTGTAGTTTTCTGGGGTAGGACCTCCAAGGTCTTCATAGGAAGCACCTTGTCCAGGAGTGATATTAGCGACACTACCTTGTCCTTCAGCAGGCTTGGCGTTCGCATTCACAGCAGTTTTGGATTGCTCCATTTCTTGTAAATCTCCACGAGACATTTGAACTCTCCGATTAACCTATTTTAATCTATATTTATTTATAAATTCACACTTTACAGGTTATTAAGGAAGTCGTTGAAGAGATCCAACTTCTTCTCATCTAACTGTCTCTGTGTGACAAGAGTGTTGATTTGTTTGTAGGTCTTCTTAGCAAATTGCTCTCTAAGAATTCCTCCATCCCAAACCCATTCCTTTCCTTCCATAATGCCTTCAACAAAAGCATCAGGAGCAGAAGGATCTGCTACAATATCTGCAGCAGTGGAAAGCATAAAGTCATCACCAACAATATTGACTCCTTCTCTGGTTGGTCTCAATGAACCAATACCTCTAGAAGAAACTCCAAGTTTTACGCCTTCAGAAATAAGTGATTCTGCAATCTTACCCATTGGGGTGCTGAGAATCTTTGCCTTACCAATAAAGTTAGAACCATTCTCCTTTAGGGAGACAATCTTGTGTGAAACTCTGTCAAGGTTGACAGTTGGACCATCAGGATGACCCAGTTCACCAAGAGCTCTTCCTGCTTGAACATGGTTCTCATTATATCTAGCCACCTCTTTACGGAGGGTTTCCATAGGATACATTCTACCATTTCTGTTCTTGAGGTCACCTTGCAGGAAGATACCCTCAATGAACATGGATTTTTTACCGTTCTTTTCTTCAACGATAAAATCAACTGTTTCGATTTCTTCTCTGATTAGTTTCATGAGTCTTGAACCTGTTGGATGAATGCTGTTCCAGTTCCAGCGTTTGTTTTTACTGCAACTTTGATTGATTTTCTCAATTCTGCATAAGGTGCAGTAAAGACTGCTGGATTCCCAGTGCTTGAATCATGATCAATAGTAACTCTTGTGTTAAAATATCCACCAACACCTGAGGTAGTATTGATGTTAGTCAAAATTTTATGAGTGAAATTGTAATCTGACTGACCATTTACAGTCAAAGTAACTGCATCACCAATACCAAATGGGCAACCAGTTCCTTCTGGGAAATCCAGAGTTGTTGTGGTTCCAGTGGTAATACCAACTACTCTTTGTGCAGTAATTGGTCCAATGGTAATGGTTTCTGGTTCAATAGCAGAAACATAATAATTTTCATTGGTTGGGACTGGTGCAGTTCCAATAGCAACAAACACACCTGCACCTTCAGCAACTACTCTGATAGCATCAGATTGTTGTGAAATAGCTGATGTAGTAGTAACACCTGTGCTTGTTGATAATACTGTATTAATCCCAACTGGTTTTAGTGCAGCCATTATTTTAGATTACAATAGTCTTATGAGTTATTTATTATTTAACCTGCCTCAACCTCGTCCTCTTCTGAATCAAAATCTACATCTGATTCATATTCAGCACTAGGTTCTACATCAAAATCCACATCATCACCAAACAGAGATGCTGCAACACTAGGTCTTACTGCATCAATATTAGCTGCGCTCTTTTGGAAAAGAATATCTTTAATGTGGTCACTAATCTGAGAAGATGAAGGTTCATCTTGTGTCAACAAATCCATCAGTTCGTCCATGTCTTAACAATAAATCTACAGTGCTATTTAGATTTCCCCACCAGATGGTGTTTTGGGTGCTTCAGGGTCTTTTGGAGATTCTGTATTTTTGATTGGACTTGGAACTCCTCCACCACCAGGTACTTCAGGTTCTACCATAAGTTCAGCTGGGTCTGGAATAACTCCATCTGCAATTTCTTTTTTGATCAATTCATCCTGTTCAATGATTTCTTGATCAGTTTGACGCAGGACTTGTCTTCTAATATAATCTTGAGAGTAGTACTTACCAATATATGGTTCTGCTTGTGCTACAAGTTCAAGTCTACCTTGAAGAAGCTCTGCTTCTTTGAGTTCAGCAAAATGGTTGTCATACAGGAAGTCATACTGAATATGGTCTGACATGTACTCCCAATCTTCAGGAGTAACAACATTCTTCAGAAGAAGTTGGGTTCTCAGCATGTCATTGAACATTGCAGAGAATCTCTTTCTCATTCTTCCAACAAACTTGGAGAACTTGATTTCATCTCTCAGAATCTCAGAAGAACGACCCAGTGAAAAACCACTTCCCTCTCCTTCAACTCTAGTTTCAGGAACATTCAGTGCTCTGTAGAGTTTTCTTTGGAAGTAATTGATATCAGTGATTTCACCAAGATTCTGTCCACCAGGAAGTGTGGTGATTTCAGTTCCTCTACCACCTTCTCTTCTTGGAAGCCAGAAGTCTTCCATCATTGACATGAACTTTTTGTCATCTCTGACTTCACCAGTGTTTGCATCATAGACCAACTTATTTCTATAACGCATCATTACATCACGCAGATATTGTTCTGCTTTGACTTTGGGAAGGTTGCCAACATCAATATA